GGACGACGGATCTACGGGCGCAAGTATCTACAAATACGGACAAATCCAATACGCTTCGTCTATCCAAACCGCTTTTAGCCAAATTATCGTAGGTTCAACATTGGCGGACCAAGAACGCACAATAGGAAACGCCCCGTTTGTAGGGTTCAGTTATTCCACGTTGGCCGCCACCGTCACCCAAGCCCAACAACTAGGCGATTATGTTTTAACGGTCAATAGTTCAACCACGCCCACGCCGTTTACCATTGGCGTAAATACGGCAATTCAAGACAACATAGGCGAACTAGGCAAACTTGCTAATTGCCCTATTGGTACGGGCGTAATCGTAAAGTTTCGCGGGACGACAGTAAACGCTACGGTTTGCGGAATAAACGTTAATTACTACGCAGAATACGCCAATATGTCTTTAACCCTTAGCCCGTCTCTTGGTACACCATTCACGCTAGATAGCGCCGCTTTCGGTATTTTAGATACGAACCGCCTCGGTTACCCGTAGCAATGAAACCAACAATATTCCCAAATGGATTAGGATAAAAACAAATGGCTATAAAAACTTTTACTAGCGGTTCGGTACTTACGGCGGCCGACACCAATACTTATTTAGCGAACGCTGGTTTAGTTTACATATCGGCCGGCACCGTGTCTGCCCAAAACCGATTAAACATTGCTTCTTGTTTTAGTGCTACATATGCCGCATATCGCGTTGTTGTTACAAACCTTACCCACAGCACCGCCAATAATCTTATTATGCGTTTTTCTGCTTCGGGTTCTGATACCGCAGGTACTAACTATTACACCCAACGATCAGAAGTGACAGGCGGCGCGGTTACTGGCGTTTCAATTACGGCAAGTTCGGCCATATTTCCAACCTACGCCAATAGTTCGGCCGGTTCGTTTGTGTCTCTAAGTTTTGACGTTATAAACCCTTTTGTTGCGACGCCTACAACCGTTACAGGCGGGGCTAGTCGTATCGACGCTAGTACTGGTTTATACATGGTGACATTTTCAGGTTTATTAAATGACACAACTTCCTACGACGGTATAAGTCTTGTAGGCAACACCGGCAACATCACCGCAACTATGCGCGTATACGGATACCGCCAAGCATGAAACGCCTAGTATTTATTAGTGTTTTTGCCGTGACACTTACCGCGTGTTCGGACCGTAGCCGCGTAAATTGTGAACGAACTAAAAACAAGGCTTTAAGTGCCGTTACGGTACTAGGGCAGATAGGCGGGGGCCGTTGTGGCTAAGGAACGTTTTACAAATGAGGAAATAAAAGCGCGCATAATTTTAACCGTAGCCATAGGTTTAACGGTTGCGTTCGTTATCTCTATTGGATCATTGCTATACGGCTTGCTATTTGTCACCCAACCATTAGACCAAGCACCCAACGACGCCGAAGCATGGGCCGTACTATCCCCCATGCTTATGACCCTTGCGGGCGGGTTAATTGGCGTGTTAGCCGGCAACGGGTTAAAGAATGGACCCAAGGATCCACCACCGCCGACACCATGAGAAAATACCCGTACTACCCCGCCTATAACGCAGGAAAAGAAACGCCGGGTATCCGTCGCCTAGTAGACCTATGTTCTCGACGTTGGCACACGAAATGCCTAGGTACCTATGTTGTACGCAACATGAGAAATAACGCAAACCCCCCGCAACTATCCGTACACGCCACAGGCGCGGCCGCAGATATTCAATACAAAGACGAAGCCCAAGCCCGCGAAATGTGGGACTGGTTCCTAGGATCAAGCGAACTAGGGGAACACTCTAAAATTCTTGGCCTAGTGGAAATACATTGGTACAACTTCGGTACGTGGGGTGCCGGGTGGCGTTGTTCAAGATCTGAAGGCAAAAAAGGCGTAAAGGTTTTTACGGCCACCGATAACGCAGGTTCTCGCCCCGGTTCGCCCAACTGGTTACATATTGAAATAGACCCCGCTATGGCGTCCGACGCCGACAAATTCGAAGCGGCGTGGCGGTCACTTCCCAAGCCCCCCAAGGCTTAAAACGGATTACCCCCACACGGGCTTATAGGTTCGCTAGGGTTTTAAGACCCGACGAAAGGCGACACTATGCCCGAAACATTTATATACCTACCCCTAGTTGGCTATGTGCCACAAGATCTTAAAGCGGGGACAAACGTACTTATACAAGTATTTATAGACCCCGAAACTAACCAAGTGATTAGCGCCCATATGGCGACCCGTGAAGATACTTGGGATACTTGGGGCGTCCCTACAAAGTTAGAGGCTATGTGAGGCGTCTAGTGGCCTTTACGGCCGTTCTAGTGGTGCTATGGCCAAGCGTGGCGTTAGCCCAAGAACCGAACCCACATACCCACAAAAAATACGGGGCGCTAATGCCCGACTATTTTTGGGATCGTGTCGCCCAATGCGAGACGGCTTCCAACTGGCAACACTCGACGCGTAGTTACACAGGCGGCTTAGGGCTATACCGCCAAACGGCGTTTAACTGGTCAGGCCGTCGAGACATAGGCAAACTTTCACCTGCTAAACAAGTCGAGATAGCCGAACGTGTCGCGTTTACGGGTTGGGTAAACCCCAAGACGGGCGTAAAAAAATGGCCGGTAGGTCCGTTCGGTTGGGGAACGATACGCCATAACTGTATGGGCCTTAAAACTTCCGTATGTGCTTCTAAGGTTCCCGCCGTCCGTAAGTTTCGCCACCGGTGCTAATTGACACACCAACGCGAAACAATGCGTTATAGTAACCCCACCATTCCCGACGAAAGGTAACCCGACCATGACCGAACCACTAGACCCCATGCTAAAAATATGGGCCGAAGTAATGAACGAAGTAACACGGCGACCGAACCCGAAGGTTCAGGACCAAACCGCCGAAGTAATCCATTCGTTTAAATCGCTAAAACAACTCGCCCAAGACTTACGCGACCACGCCACTAAACACGCTTTCAACGACGGGCAACTATGCGCCGATCTAAAAGCGGCCGCCAACTACTTAGAGGCAATGGCGCAATGAACACATTAAACACAATGCCAAGCGCCTACATAGCGACTAGCGACACTTCCAAGGCCCGCGCACAACGCGAGGACGCCGAAGGCATAACCACCAAACGCCGACGCGAAATATTGGAACACGTTACCGAAGCGGGCGCTATGGGGATTATCTGCCCCGAAGTAGAACGCATTACAGGATTACACCACGGCCAAGCAAGCGGGGCATTAAACGCACTACACGAACTAGGACTAGTGGCCCAACTAACCGAAATTCGTAACAACTGTCACCCGTACATAGACGCCAAACATATTGAACTATACGAACCCCACGAAGTACAACTAGAACCCCGTAAAAGCAAAAACACACGGTACATAGAATTATTAGAGGAAGTAGCCGAAGCCGCCTACGACGTGGCATACAGACAGTCAAACGGGGCGGCATATAACCGCCTACGAAAAGCATTAGACGAAGTACGCCGGCACCAAGGACTAAAAAAATGACCGACCACGAACCCGAATGTACGTTCGGACCGATTACAACATTCCCTAAGAAAGACTGTCGAGAGTGTGAACTAATCCTAAAAATAGAGGACTTGTCGCTTGCGATTTATATACGAAAAAACCAAATAAACGTATACGAAGCCGAAACGCGACAAATGGAAAGAGAACTAGACAAATTGAGAGCGTTAAATAATGGCATTTGACATGACCGACTATGTAGACGTAAAGCACCGTCTACAACTAGCCCTATTGAAATACCCGACGCTACGCATAGTTGAGGACGCCCCCGAACTAATTCATTTAGGCGAACGGATCTATATTCAATGCGCCGTAACCGTGTTTCGAGACGAACTAGACCCGCTACCTATGCGGGCTTATTGTTGGGAAGTATGGCCGGGGCGTACCCCGTTCACCAAGGACAGCGAACAGCCTAATGGGGCCACGTCGGCCCTAGGCCGCGCTTTGGGCTATATGGGCTTCGGTATCACTACTGGATTAGCAAGCGCCGACGAAGTACGCACCGCCCAAGGCAACCAACACCCAAGCACCCAAGAACCCGCCGAACCTTCCGCACCACCTAAACGCGTTTACAGCACCTACGCACAGACACAAATGGACCGCAAACCCGAACACGCCCAACCACGGGGCCTAGCGACGCCGGCACAAATAAAACTAATCGAAACCATGTCTAGCGAACGCAACATAGACCCGCCCGAAACTAACGGCATGACCTATGCGGCGGCTACGGAATACATAACGCACCTAAAAGGCATTAAACGATCGTGACAATGACGGACGAAAGAACGTGGCAACCGTCGCTATTTCAAGAACAAGTAACGGGCTACGAAATAAGGCAAATAGAACCGCGCGAAGTTCATTGGTGGTGCTTGAACATTCACTACGCAAAACGCATACCGTCAATTAGTTACGCTTACGGCCTGATCCGTGACGGCGAACTAGTAGGCGTTGTAACTTACGGTACGCCACCGTCCGCGACGCTATGCCGTGGCCTATGTGGCGACCAGTACCAAAAACAAGTAGTAGAACTAAACCGTTTAATACTTCGAGACAACTTACCCAACGAAGCAAGCCGCCTAGTTGGGGGATCACTACGACTACTACCGACGCCGCGCATAGTTGTATCTTTTGCAGACAACGCCCAAGCCCACACGGGATATGTGTACCAAGCCACAAATTTTATCTATACGGGGCTATCTAGCCGTTTCTTAGACCCCAAGGTAAAAGGGTTAGAACACCAACACCACGCCACTTACGCCAAGGGCTTAACAAACGCTCAAGTAATAGAAAAATACGGCGCAGAAAATGTGTACTTCCAAGAACGATCTAGAAAACACCGATACGTCATATTCCTAGGTTCTAAAACCGAACGAAAGAACATGGCCAAGGCGCTTCGATACCCCGTCTTGCCATACCCCAAGGCGACCTAATGAACGCGTGGGCATTGGTTGGTTACTACATAGCGGTTACTTGTATTACCCTTGCCATACTCTCGCACTACTTTCGCGACTAACTAAATACGACCACGGCCTACACCCCTAGCAAGGTGAACGGGAAACACACGGAAAGCGTGGGTAGACAAACGCGCCCTATTTCATGCTTAACAAAACGAACGAATGGCGTAGAGGTAAGACGTTTGGGCTATGAAAAAAGGCGTCGTGATCCGCGACAATAAAGAACGGACGGGACACGGATTAGGTGGCAACCCGTGGGGCAGGTATACCCGTACTAGGTTTAACTACACAACACAAGGTAACTAAATGAAACAAACCCGACAAACCCGAAACAACACAACAATGGCCCCGCACAACATCGAGAGCAACCCGACACGAAGTGAGGGGCGCTAGTCAAATGCCAAGAGAACACACAACAAACGACCCGACATACAAACGCAACCGCAAACAACTATTAGCCGATAACCCCACTTGCCATTGGTGCCAAACAAACGCCGCAACCGAAGCCGACCACCTAGTACCA